GTTCCTACGCGCTCTCGAGTCTTACATACAGACAATCGTAGATGTACTCAATAAGCAAATGGTGGAGAAGCTCTGGGACTTGAACGGTCTTGACCCTAAGCTAATGCCTAAGATCATTGCTGGTGACGTTGCTCCACATGACCTCAAAGAGTTGGGTAGCTATCTCCGTAACCTCAATGGTGCAGATATTAACCTAGCTTCCCAACCTGATATTGTAGATGCACTCTTGGCTAACGCTGAGTTGCCTACTTTGGATAGGGAGCTTTATGAGGCTGACCTAGAGGCTGAACGCAGGATTGCCAATGCTAAGGCTAATCCCCCTGAACCTACACAACAGGTAGAAGGTAAGGTGGTCGAATGACTACTTGGGATAGAAAGAACTATGAAGTCCCCGATGCTAGATTAGTCCAAGCGGAGAGAGAGATTTACCGTACTTTCGGTGATATGGTGTCTATAGATGCCAAAGGAAAGTCACTAACTAAGTTTGGTAAGTCTGGTGAATTAGGCACAAGTCGTGAGACTGTTTGGTCGCTAGGTGGTATGGAGACATACGTTAGCACTAACACCATCGACACAATCTCTTCTACCTCTACCCTTGATGACCAAGAGATTTACCTTGAGTGTCACACAGTAACTGGCACTGGTGAAGACCAACAGTTTAGCTTTATGACGCAAGTTATAAGCCTAAACGGTCAGAATAAAGTAACCCTCCCTACCCCTGTAGCTCGTATCTCTCGCGTCTTTAACAACAATGGTAGTGAACTTGCTGGTGCAGTCTACGTCTATGAGGATACTACTGTTGTGAATGGTGTGCCTTCTGACTTAACTAAGGTTCATGCTCACATTCCCTTAGGCTTCCAACAGTCCTTCAAGGCAGCTACAACCTTCAGTAACGAAGACTACTATATTCTCACTGGGGGGTTTGGTTCTGTTACCTACAAACAGGCAGGCGCTGTAAACTTCTACCTTGAAATACGAGAAGCTGGTAAAATCTTTAGGGAAGTTGCTGCACTATCAGCTAACTCTGCTGGTGGGGCTTGGCAGATTGACCTAGACCCAGCCGTTGTCATCCCTAAGAACGCTGACATAAGGATTACTTGCCAGACTGCCACCCAAGGCTCCGAGGTCTACGCTAGCTTCCAAGGTTACATCGCAAAGGTAGTAACATGACTACAACAGATATTGCAATTCAAAAAGCTCGTTATTCTACTGATATTTTCACTACAGAAGGTGAAGCTAAGGCTCGTAGCATGGACATGGGTTTTGATGGTGTAGTTCACGTATCTACTTACGATGGACAGGCCGTATATATGCCCGCTGAGAGCCATGAGGCTTATTTGGCATACTACCTACCCGAAGGTGCCGAGGAAGGCTCTAGTGAGGCTCCTGTGGACCGCATGGAAGTTATGGAGTATGCACTTCAAGCTGTAGTCGAAAGTATAATGGAGTTCGTAGTGAGCAAGAAAGACACTGGGTCAATCAAGATACTTAAGATTGATGAAGAACAACGCATCATCTACGGATGGGCTTCTGTCACTACCTACAAAGGTGAGCTTGTAGTTGACCTACAGGGTGACGTAATCAAAACAGAAACGCTACACAAAGCCTTTAACGAGTTTATGAAGGGTGTAAGGGTCGGTAAGATCAATCACTCAGGTGAACAGGTAGGTCAGATTGTCCACTCGTTCCCCATGAGCAAAGACATTTGTGAAGCCCTAGAAATCCAGTCTGACAAGGAGGGTGTTATTTCAGGTTTCCATGTAACTGATGATGCTCTCTGGGAAAAAGTCAAGTCTGGTGAATACGCGGAATTTAGCATTGGGGGCCGCGCCCAGAAACAGGAGTTCTGATGCCTACTGAACTTATTAACCTAGAGCTAGACGAATTGAGTTTAGTTCCTAAGGGAGCTAACCAGATGGCTAAAGCTCCTATCTACAAAGCTCTCAATGGAGATACCATGACAGAAGAAACAGAAAAGATGGCCCCTGAGATGGATGCCAAGATTAAAGAATACATGAAAGCCAAAGGTTGTGATCGAGCAACTGCTGAAGCTGCCATGGCAAAGTCTTTGGACGAAGTAACCAAGCTGAAAGCTGAGAATGAGCGCCTGCGTAAAGGTCTCTTGGATGAAGGCTACACCATCAAGGCTGACACTATCGAAAAGGCTGCACCTATTGAGTACGTAGAGTACAGTGGTGAGAAGATTAACAAAGCTGACATTCCAGCACCTATCCTGAAAGCCCTTGAGTTGGCTGAAGTTGAAAAGGCTGATGCAGAACTCACTAAGAAAGCTGAAGCTACCCTACCTCACTTTGACATTGCTGTAGCTAAAGGGCTTATGTCCGCTGTAGCTAAAATGGATGATGTAGAAGCCCTCATGGAAGCCCTTATGGCTGCTGATAAGGCATTTGAGGATAAGATGCAAGAACTTGGTAAGTCTGCTACTGACGGCGAGTTTACTACCCCCAAAGAAAAGCTAGACCACATGGTTAAGTCTTATGCCAATGAGCACAAGGTAGACACCTATAAAGCCTACGCTGAAGTTGCTAAAACCGCTGAAGGTAAAGCACTTATTAACAAATCCTACAAAGACAAGGAATAAGATACAATGGCAACCATGCTTTCGCGTGACACACGCACTTTCGTAGCTGGTAGTGACCTCACTGCTGCACAATTCAAATTCGTCTCTCTTGCCGCTGATGGTCAAGTTGACGTAACCGCTTCCGCTGGTGGTAATGCCATCGGTATCCTCTCCAACAACCCTGATGTCGGTCAAGCTGCTACAGTAACCGTCACAGGTGGCTACATGGTTGAAGCTGGTGGTACAATTACTGCTGGTGACCAAATTCAATCGTCCGCAACTGGTACTGCCCTTTTGGCTGCTACTGGTGATGTGGTCTTGGGTTACGCTCGCGAAGATGCTGTAATCGGCCAAATCATGCGTATCGAATTTATCACTGGCGGCAACGTAGCAGCCTAAGCATAGTTAAGGAAAACTAATATGCCTCTTTTGACTCCTAGTGCTGTTCACATTGACCAGCCATTGACTAACCTGACGATTGCTTTCAACCAAGAGCCTTCCAACTTCATTGCGGACCAAGTGTTCCCTGTAGTTTCGGTTCCTAAGCAGTCCGACAAATACTACGTCTATAACCAAGACGATAGCAACCGCACTGGCAACGTAAAGCTGCTGGCACCTCGTACCGAAGTTGAACGCATTGGTATGCAACTGTCCACAAGCTCTTACTTCGCTGAAGTATATGGCCTTGGTGCTGACTTCTCCGAGCAGGACTTGGCTAACGAAGATGCAATGCTTGAGACACGCGCTCAGCAGGCATTTGATGTTGTCAACCAGCTTCGTATCCACCGTGAACAAGCCTTCGCAGACACATTCTTCAAGACTGGTGTTTGGGGTACTGAGTACACTGGTGTAGCTAACGCTGACAACGATACCGCAGCAGAGGTCACACAGTGGTCTGACTACACAAACTCTACACCTATCGTAGACGTTACTACAGCCCGTCGTACAGCCTTCCTCAAGTCTGGTGGCTTTGACATGAATACCATGGTTGTAGATGTCGAGACTCGTGACATTCTGATTAACCACCCCGATATTCTGGCACGTTTGAACGGTGGAGCTACCATCACAAACACAGCACTGGTTACTAACGCCAAGCTGGCTGAAATCTTCGAGGTAGAGAACTTCTTCGTAATGAAGGCAATCGCCAACACTGCTGCTGAAGGTCTTACTGCTGTAAACGGCTTCATTAGCTCTAAGAAGGCTATGCTGGTACACGGTCCTAAGCGGGCTGGCCTGCGTACCCCTGCTGCTGGCCTTACCTTCGCTTGGGACTCTATCCCCGGTGTATCTGGTATGGGTATCACAGTAGAAACCTTCTCTGACGATGCTCTGAAGCGTCAACAGATTGCTGAGATGATCCAAGTCAAGATGGCCTATGATATGAAAGTCACAGGCGCTAACTTGGGTGTGTTCTTCAACTCCATCGTAGCATAAACTAAAGTGTCCGAGGGGTGTAGTATCCTTCGGACACCACTACTACCAAAGTGTCAATAGGCACTCAATAATAATAGACATAAACAGTATCTCAAAGAGAAGTCAACACACATGAAAGCTAACGCTAATATGCACCCTACATACTTAGGGTTTCAGATCGACTGGCCGGTATTCATTAAGATTCCATTCTCAAGCGGTAATCGAAACTGGACCAAAGGTGAAGAATACAAGTGGGCAGAACTAGGTTTCGATCAAGCTGCTGTAGCCCGACTATATGCTACAAACTTCATTCACCACAATCCAGCCCTTGAGGCTCAGAATAAAGTAGGTGACCGTCTACACGAGATGAGTGCCTCTCAGCTACATTCCCTTGTGATCCAACTTAATGCAGAGCTTAAGAGCCGCACAGTATCACAAAAGGACTTTGATAAGAACCGCTGTAGGCAGTCCAAGATTGAGGCTAAACAACGGGGTCTTATTCGTCGGTGGTTGTACTCTAACCAGTGGTCCGAAGAGTTCTACTATGACCTACGGGATCGTATCTTGGGTGACAAACCTAAAGCTGAAGAAACTACCACAGAAGAATAAACACATAATAGGATGACCTGATGGCCTTTAGTTACGATGATACAGACCTTACTACAGACACAGCCTCAGGTCGTCTTAATGCTACACGGTTACTCTTGGGGGACACTAACTCAAGTGACCCTCAAGTGCAAGACGCGGAGGTTAACTTCGCTCTAGCCCAAAACGGTACTGATGTCTACTTTGCAGCTGCTTGGCTTGCCCGTGTTGTAGCTTCTAAGTATGCCCGTGAGGTAGATACGGAACTTGATGGACAACTATCTGCTGACTTCTCTCAGATGGCTAAGGCTTACACTAAGTTGGCAGACAGCCTCGAATATCAGGCTAAGACCTCCGGTGCTAAACTAGGTGTATACGCTGGTGGTATCACAAAGACCTCTGTAGGTGTAGCCCGACTATTGCCTAATAGAGTTAAACCATCTTTCCGTAGGGACCAATTCCATAACCCACCTAATCAAGACAGTGGCTTTACTGACCAAGATGATTACTAAGGGGTAACCAATGTCTTCTCTCATGTCTAAAAGCCTCCTATCCCTAGTCAATAGGTACGGTACTGTTACTACACTACAGAAGAACTCTTACGCAGCTTATGACCCAGCTACAGGTTCCGTAGGCACTAATACTTCTACTAACTACACAGTTAAGGCTTACTTCTCTGAATACAACCTTAGTGAGTTAAATAACGATAGTATTGTAATGGGTGACCGTAAGGTAGTATTCCCTAACGTAGATACAAGTGGTGTTGTACTACCCGAACCTGACCCTGATGACATTGTTGTAGGTACAGGCGATAAGGTTAAGATCGTTAGTGTAGCTAAGATTTACTCAGGTGATACTCTAGCCTGTTATATCTGCCAAGTGAGGGAATAATTACATGGCTCAAATGACAGTAAGAGGGAGCTTTGGCAAAAAGGTTCTACAGCTAGAGGAACTCGTAGGAGACACCTTGGCTGAGAAACTTACTAGCTTAGGTCATTATGCCGTAGAAATCTCCCCTGTTTGGTCAGGTGCTTTCGTGAACTCATGGTCACTGCGGCCTATAGGTTCTGGTGGTGGCAGATCAAGGGCTTCATCTTACGGTAGAGACCCAAAGGACACAGGTCGCTTAACACACTCTGAGAGGTCAAACGCTGAATCCGAGAAGGCTGATGCTAAGGCCCTCATCGACAGTGACGTGAGAGAGATTAAAGAGCGTATTCTAAAAGATGGTGGAGCAGTCCTTACGAATAGAGCACCTCACGCTAAGATTGTTGACGATAAATACCTTACTATCACTAGGGTCAAGGACAGGTTCAGATAATGGCTTCAGTATATGACAGAATCCGAAGAGTCCTAGAGACTACCCTAGCAGGTGTAACAGGTGTCCCACAGATTGCTTGGGAAAACGTAACCTTCTCCCCCACTACAGGGACTAGCTACGTAAAGGCTAGGTTTGCACCCACAGTAAGAGAGCCTGCTGTAAGAGGTCTTAATCCTCAAATGTATTATCAAGGCGTTTTTGTGGTAGAGGTCTACTGCCCCGAAGGCACAGGGCCAGCTACGGCAGACGACCTAGCAGACAGTATCATTGACGCTTTTGATGCACCTAACGACCTAACAGTAGATGGTTTGTCAGTTACTATTAGGTATGCAGAACGAGAACTTGGCACTCAAGAAGGTGCTTTCTATCGTGTTCCAGTCAACATTGGCTGGCTCATTTATAACTAGCAGGAGATAGCCTAAATGGCCTTTGCACAGAATAGCCGTAGCGGTCTTAGCTACATCGTAGAAAGCACTTTCGGGACTACTCCTGCTGGTGACTTTACAGCAATCCCACAGAATACTAATAGCCTTAACCTGACTAAAGATCGTGTTCAAGGTAATGAAATCCAGCCTGACCGTATGCTTCGTGTAGACCGTCATGGTAACCGTCAAGTTGGTGGTGACATTGTAGTTGACCTTCGTGATGGTGACCTAGACCCTTTCCTTGAGAGTGCCATGTTTGGTGTTTGGGATGCTACACCTGTAGCTGCACCTGACGTACTTAAGACTGGTGTTACACCTAAATACTTCTCTATCGAAGATGCTGCTAACGATATTAGTCAGTTCCGTGTATTTACTGGCATGTCGGTTAGTTCCTTGGCTATCTCTATCGCCCCTAACCAAATGGTCGCTGCAACCTTCTCTATGGTTGGTAAGAACATGACTATTAGTGGTACAGGTAAGACTGTCACTGCTGCTTCAAGTGCTCAACCTTTTGACGCTTACTCAGGTGACTTGAGTATCGGTAACGTAGCCTCAGCTTCCTCTGTAGCCATTGTTACTTCTATTGACTTCACCATTGATAATGCACTTAGTCCCACCTTTGTTGTAGGTGATGATTCTGCACCACAGCTTGAGTACGGTATGGCTACTATTGAAGGCACTTTTACAGCTTACTTTGAGGATGCTTCTCTTATCACACGCTTCATTGATGAAGTCGAGAGTGAACTGATTGTAAGTGTAAATGACCCTACAGGCGCTAATGAGTATTCCTTCCAATTTCCTCGTATCAAGATCAACGGTGCTGATGTACCTGTAGATGGTGGTACAGGCTCACGAGTAATCACCCTTCCTTTCGTAGCTCTCTATGATGCTACAGAAGGCTCCAACTTGGTTATCTCCCGCCCTGACACCTCTGCCTAAAGTATCCCCGTAAGGGGTAGGCTGGAGTTCTTATGTCGGGTGAGGCTCCAGCCGCTTAAACTACAAACCTAGACATATACCCTGTGATCACCCGACTAATGTAAACTTAACTGAACATAAGAAGCCCTTATGTTAAATATATAGGACAGCCCGACATGGACTTGATGAACTTTATTCCTACAGTAGACACTATTGATGTTGTAGTTAAGAACCCTACTACCCTCGAACCTCTGACTAATGAAGATGGTAGTGAAATGGCAATCACTGTATATGCACCTCACACTAAAGAGTACAAGGCTGCTGTACACGAACAAACCAATATGCGTCTAAAGCAGATGCAAACTAAAGGCAATAAGAACTCAGCCATTACCGCAGAAGAGCTTGAAGTAGCTTCCATTAAAATGCTCGCTAAGACTACTAAGGATTGGAATATCACCTTCGGTGGTGAACAACCTAAGTTTACTGTAGATGCAGCTAAGAAGCTATACCAAGAAGTCTTCTGGATTAAAGACCAGATTGAGGATGAGGTAGCTGAGACTGAGGTTTTTACTCAAGTCTAGCATCTGATTTACTTGAGTGGGCTGAACACCAGTTCCTACTCAATGTACCAGACGCTAGTGGTACTACCAAAAGAGAACACCTAGAGTCAGTAGAAAGGCAGGTTGGACATAGCTTAAAAGAATTAGAGCCTCCTACGGAGTTTCCTAATGTTTTAGCTAATGTCTGGTCTGCCTTTTGTGCTTTATCAAACTGTAGAAGCCAAGGTTTCTCAGGACCAAACCCGATAAGTTACCGCGACATCAAAGACTACAAAGAATTAACTGAAAGTCCTATATCCCCTAAAGAGGTTAATCTCCTAAGGGACTTGGACGGGGTTTACATGAGGACTGCAAATGGCTGACATTAGTTTAATCGTTGACTACACACAAGTAAAGCAGGCTAATAAAGCTATTTTAGATGTGGGTACTACAGCACAAAAGTCTGCTAGTGTGTTTGAGAAAGCATTTAAGAAGGTTGAAATATCCCAACGTAAAGCCTTATCCGATGTGAAGCAGCAAATGGCAGTGTCTAAGAGGATGGAAGCACAAAAGGCTAAAGAGATTAACGCCGCCGTAAAGGCCCTCAATGCCCAGCGTTTGGCTACTGAAGCAAACACCGCTCAAGTACATAGATACCGTATGGCTTCTGATGCTGTCTACGCAGCAGAACAAAAGTTACTACAGCTAAAGAAGACCCTCCGCACTGAGATAACTAATGGTAACATGACCATGCGTGAGGCTGCTGCCGTACAAATGCAGTATAAGCAGAGTCTTAACCAAGTGAGTGCAGCTACCCAACAGACTAGAAGCAGACAGAGCCAGCTTGGGGTACTATTCCAACAGACTGGGTATCAGGTAGGTGACTTTGCAGTTCAAGTCCAAAGTGGTCAGAACGCTATGGTTGCTTTTGGTCAACAGGCTACACAGCTTGTAGGTACCTTTGGTATGCTCTCACAAAGCACTAAGATGATTGCCGCGTTTGCGGGTCTTGGTATCGCTATCCCAGTTCTTACGGCCATTGGTGCAGCCCTCATGCGCACTAGGGATGCTGCTAAAGAAGCTGCTGAATCTGCTACTGAGTTAGAGTCAAACATTAAGTCTTTGGATAAAACCCTTAGTGATTGGGTGAACACCAAAAAGGCTTCTGCTATGGGTATTACCGTAGATGAACTAATTGGTTTAGGGGGTATTGAATCCGCTAAGAAGACTGTACAAGACTTAAAAGATAAACTAAATAACCTGCAAGAAACAATCTACACAAATAACCTATTAGGAAAGTTTAATAAACTTGTTACTGGGGGTTACGCCCTTGAAGAAGCGGCTTTAGAAGCTATAGCTACTGCTGTTGATGGCGTTAAGGATGCAGAGAAAAGGTTAGCAGACTTAAGGAAAAAACAAGATGAAGACCGTCTTAAATCTTACAACCAACAGTATGATGAACTAAAGGACCAACTTAAACTTGAGCAGGCTATAGCATCCTTTGGTGCGGATTCCATACGGGCTAGAAACGTAGAGCACCAAAATGAAATCGACGCTATGGAGAGGTCTCTAAACTTAGCTGTTGAGAGCAATGAAATATCAGGACAACATGCACTGTCTCTCTTTAGGGTGTTTGAAGCAATAATGAGGAATAAGAAGGCCTCTGAGGAATACGCAAGCACGATGGATACCTTACAAGGTCAGACAGAGATGTTTCTTAGTGGCATTGAAGAGTCCACAGAGGCAGCAAGAAAGAAGGCAGAAGAACATCTTGACCTTGTCTCTCGTTTAGAGGAGCAGTTTGGGGAAGCTACTGTAACAGCCTTTAGACTTGCGGGTGTTTCATGGGCAGATATGGAGGCCAGACTTTCTAATGTAGCAGATACCGCTGGGCGTCTAGCTTCTAATTTAGCTGTTGCTGCCAGTTTTGGTAACGGTGTCGGAGGAGAGTTTGCTGATGTACCCGGTGGTTTAGATGCCTTTGGTGGTGGTGGCGATTATAAATACGACCTGCCCAGTACTTATAGACCCAAGACTAAAACTAAAGGTCGTTCCGGTGGCGGTGGTAAGTCCCCTGCCGAAGAACTGTCGGAATACCTACAGAAGAAACAAGAAGAAGCTAGACTACAAGAGAGACTTCTTGGACTCTTTGGTGAAGAAAGAGACATCCAGTCTGAGCTAATCTCAGCTAAAGAGAAGTACAATGGTGTAATGACCACTGCACAAGCTAATGAGCTAGAGGCTACCCTTCGTCAGATAGCTGCTGATAAAGAACGTCAGGCTGCACTAGAGGAATCTAATGCTCAAATGCAATCTATAGCTGACACCATGCAATCCTCTATGTCTGATGCTTTCATGTCTATGGTTGAAGGTACTAAATCCTTTAAAGACTCTATGAAGGACATGGCTCGTGCAGTTATCAAGCAACTGTTTGACATTCTTGTAGTGCAGAAACTTGTAGGGAGCTTTGATAAATCTACAGGAGCTAAGTCAGGTATCGTAGGCTCTATCATGGGTGCCTTCGGTTTCGCTAATGGTGGTGCCTTTAGTGGTGGTAGCCAAATACAAGCCTTTGCTAATGGTGGTGTAGTTGGTGGACCTACCATGTTCCCTATGACTGGTGGTAAGACTGGACTCATGGGGGAAGCTGGCCCTGAAGCTATCATGCCACTAAAGCGTGGTGCCAATGGTAAACTAGGTGTAGAAGCCTCTGGTGGTGGGGGTGGTACTACAATCTCTCAGAACTTCTACTTTACAGCTAACGGGGATGAATCTGTTAAGCGTATTATCCAGCAAGAGGCACCTAGAATTGCCAACCTCACTCAAAAACAAATAATGGATCAACGTAGACGTGGTGGTAACATGAAAGCCACCTTTGGTTAATATCCTGAAGGAAAACTTACATGGCTATCACCTACCCACTATCACTACCTACAAGTATAGGTATCGCACAGATTGAGATTAGGGCGGCTAACGCTATTGGTCTTGGTCAGTCACCTTTTACCTTTAGTCAACAGACTGTAGTACACCAAGGTCAAAGGTGGGAGGCATCTATTTCTATTCCTACGGTACGTAGGCAGTACGCAGCCCCTTGGAAAGCCTTTCTTACTGCTCTTAAGGGTCGTCGTGGCACATTCCTTCTGTCTGACCCTGACTATGCATCACCAAGGGGTACAGCCACCTCTGCAACACTGAATGATGTTGGTGGCACCTCTAGGGTTGCGGGTTCAAGTTCTATCGTTGTGTCTATGACGGGTACGCTACTAGCTGGGGACTATATCCAATTAGGTACGGGGCTTAATTCTAGGCTACACCAAGTCCTACAGGATCAAGACGGTAGTGGTACACTAGAGATATGGCCAGCACTTAGGAGTAACTACGCTGATAGCACTGCGCTAGACCTGAGTAACCCTAGTGGACACTTTCGACTAGCTGCTAACCAAGTGTCTTGGGCTGTAGACCAAAGTAGTGCCTACAGCATCTCTTTTGATTGTGTGGAGGTACTATAATATGGCTAGTCGTGACATTGAAACAGTCTTGAACAGTGCCTTAACTGATGCTGAAATCTCTGTATACTTCGCAGTAGAACTCATGTTTGAGGAGGGTGCTCTACGTGTCTGGACGGGTGTAGGTACACAAACCCTTGGTGGCAATTCCTATACTGGTGTTGGTGAGTTACTTGAAATCTCTAATGTAGATGAGACATCTGAGATTGCTGCTAGGGGTGCCTCTCTAGTATTGAATGGTGTACCCTCTGACATCTTAACCTTGGCACTGACATCTCCATATCAAGGGCGTGTAGCTAAGATACACTTTGGGGTATACGATGGGACTTCTTATTCTACACCAACAGAAATCTTCTCTGGTTACATGGATGAAATGAACATTGATGAAGGTCCAGAGACTAGCACTATCGAACTGTTAATTGAGAACAAGCTGATTGAGCTAGAGCGTCCAAGGGTTAGGCGCTATTCTTCTAGTTTCCAAAAGAGCCTTTACCCTACAGACAAAGGGTTTGATTTGGTTGAAGCAATACAGGACAGAGAAGTATCATGGGGCGAGAAATAACATACCAACAGGAGTTCATTGCAGGTTGTGACCGTGAGGAAGCAGAAGGGCTAATGAAACTTGATTGGAATGAAATTGACCACCCCGCCAAAGGTACAGAGTTCCTTATCGACTGGGTTACTTACCAAAAGCTAGAAGACATGGGTGGTCTAAAAGTGTTTACTGCCCGCTCAGGTAAAGTCCTTGTAGGCTATTTCTCTGTAGCTATCTCACCATCCTTGAATAGTAAGTCTGTAGTAAATGTTGTTAGTGACGCTTTCTACTTACACCCTGAGTACCGCAAAGGTTTTGCTGGTGTTAAACTGTTCAAGTTTGTTGAGAAGTGTCTAAAAGAAGATGGCTACAACAACCTAGTAGTACCTTCTACAGAAGCCTACCCAATAGATAACTTTCTCACCCGACTAGGCTACTCTAAAGCCGAAACCCTCTACCAGAAAGAATTATAATATGCCCGCATTTTCAGCAGCCTTCGCCTCTTTAGTTACTACTGGTATTAACGTAGCAGGTACAATAGGTCTTACCTCATTTGCAGCAGGTACAAACTTCATTGGACTAGCCGCACTTGGTTTCCTCTCTAAAGCTGGCTTGGGTATTGCCCTTAATGCACTTACACCTAAACCCAAGGTGCAGAGCAGTGGCTACCAAATTAACACAAGAGGCTCTGCACTAGACCAACAGATTATTTATGGTAAGACCCGTGTTGGTGGTGTAGTAGCTTATGAGAATGTCTTAAATGACGTATTCTTGTACACTGCCCTAGTCCATGCTGGTCACCCTGTAGCTTCTTATGAAGAAGTCTACGTTGGGGAGACCGTTGTACTTGACTGGATTCGCTACAGCGATGGTGCAACAGTAACAAGTGCTGATTTTGCCTACAACAACCATGAGAGATACACACCAAAAACTACGGCTACCTTAGACGTATATGGTAATCCTGTAGACAGTAAGGTTGGTATTTACTTTAATAAGAACACTGGTAGCA